CATCCATCGATCTCACAGTTCATGGACCGATGGTACTACACGTTCTGGCGGACTACCAACCAACCAGAACGTTCCTAGCTAGCCGAGCGCCGTGAAGCTCGCTGACGTGTGGAGCTGCAAGAGCCTGAAGGCCGCTGCGTCGACCACATCGGCACCAACGCGCCAAAAAGCGAACCACCCTGCTTGTCCAGTCGGCCTCCCGGACCCGGTGGACTTCACCATCGGCTCGTACATCACCGACATGCCGACGCGATCGACGATGTAGTACTCGGAGAAGTTGCCGGCGAGCAGCACGTACGCGGACGTGGACACCGCGCCGGTCATCGTCGAGCACTCGTAGATCGGCTGGCCGAGCAGCTGGTTGGGCACGCCCATGCCGAGGTTGGCCCAGAACGCCGAGCCGCCCGCGGTGTCGAACTGCCTGGTGAGGCTGAACACGCGCTTGTTGGCGATCCAGGACGCCGCCGCGGCGTCGCGCGGGCGCAGCGAGTCGGACGTGCGATAGACGTCGCTGACGGCGTAGGCGTTGATCGCCGTCGAGGTGACGATCGACGCGGTGACCGCGGCGACGGCCGCGACCACGCCGCGGGGCTGGGACGCGCCCACGTTGCCGGTGGCGAACGCGGCGCCCTCCAGCCGCGCCTTGGCGTCGGCGAGCAGCCGGCCCAGCTCGGACGCGAAGCCGGAGTCGGCCAGCACCTCGTAGGAGCCGAACACCCACGCCGCGGCCTTCTTGGGCGTGATGACCGGCTGGCCGAAGGTCGGCGAGGCGTCGGCGGCCTCGGCGCCTTCCCCGAGCCACTCCGCGCTCACCCCGGCCGACGTGACGCCGTTCCAGGTGTCGGTGGCGATCGTCTTGATCGTGCTGATCTGACGCAGCGGGTCGGCGACGCCAGCGTTCGTCAAGATCACGGTGGGGTCTAGCGTGAAGGGAACCAGGTACCCTCCAGCGCTGTCCGTCAGGGACATCGCGGCACGCATCGCGTCGCCGACCAGGGTGCCCTTGGTCCGAACGTACTGCTGGAACTCCTGGTGGTACTCCGGGGAGCCGGTCAGCAGCATGTGCCGGGCGATCAGCGGGACGTGCTTGGAGTCGCCCGCGAGCAGCTCGTGCATGCGCTCCCTGGCGGCGTCGTCCACGTGCCGCGGGGCGTCGTCCACGGCGGCCTGCGCGCGGGAGATGGTGTCGTTGTGGTCCAGCGCCGTCTCGCCCCACAGGCTGCGCAGCAGCTGCTCCTGGTTGGCGTAGGGCTCCACGGTGCGCTTGACCTGCGGCACGCCGCGGTCGACGGCGGGCGGCCGGTCGTCGCCGGGCTCGCGGGCGCCGTCGCCGGCCGCCTGCGAGATGCGCAGCACCTCGGCGACCTGCTCCTCGCGCTCCAGCGCCTTGGCGTGCTCGGCCCGCTTGTCCTTCCACTCCTCGATCAGGTTCCCCGACCGGGTGAGGTCGTCGTCGGTGGGCTCCTCCAGCTCCTCGATCACCTGGATCTCGGCGCGGAGGGCCTCGATTTCCTCGCCGAGAACCTCGCTGCGCTTGCGCGCCACGCTCATCACTCCTTGACGATCCCTAGCTCACGCACCGCCCGCTTCAGGGCGAGGTGGCGTTGCCGTAGCCGACCGGAGTGCCCGGACTCGGGCGGGTCCTCGGCGCCGGGTCCCGTGGTGGGAGTGGCGGGGTCGCCGCCCGGGTCCGCGTCGTGCGGAGTGGGCGGCGAGAAGTCCTGCAGCTGCCGGGCGGCCTCGGCCAGCGCCTCGGCCAGGCGCGCGGAGCGGACCGCGAGGATGCCGGCGTCGTCGTAGGCGGGCGTCGGCGTCGGCCCGTACTCGGTGAGGCCAAGCTCCATGTGCCGCCAGACCGGCAGCGCGGCGCCGGCGCGCACCCGCGGCGGGCGGCGGGGCTGCGAGCGGATGATCCGGCCGCGGAAGGAGTAGCCGCGGATGTCGCCGTTGCGGATGGACTCCAGCACCGCGTCGGCGAGGTCGGAGCGGTTGTAGCGGGTGACGGTCAGCAGGCCGCGGCGGTCGGGCCGCACGTCCAGCGCCCGGCCGATCGGGACGCTGCCGAGGTCGGACGGGGTGCCGTGGATGGTCATCCCGTGGTGGTAGTAGACGCCGAGGCGGTCGATGCCGTGGGACAGGGTGCGGTTGAACGCCGAGCGCTCGATCGTCTCCAGGTAGTGGCCGTGCTGGTCGGTGATCTCGGCCGGCTGATCGAAGATCGCGGCGTACGCCTCGACGGTGCGCCCGTCGCCGCCGGCCCGGACGATGATGTCGTCCAGGTCCCAGGAGCGCTCGTACGTCGCCGCCGAGCGGCCGGCGTCCGACTCGCCGCCCACGCTGATGCCGAACTTGCGCGCGGCGGCCTTGATCTTCGGCATCGCCCGGTCGCCGTAGGGCGACTGCGGCGCGCGGGAGAGCGCGGCGCGCACATGCGCCTCGTCGTGGATCGGGAAGTGCCGCTTGGACCGGGGGGTGGTCCTGCCGTCGGCGTCTTTGGTGCCGCCCGGCTCGGTGTAGGCGAACGCCGAGTCGGGCAGGTCGTTGATCGCCGCGGCGGTCATCTGCGCGCGGGCGGTGTCGAGCGCGGTCTCAGCCACCCTGGCCTCCTTGTCCCGCAGCCGCAGGCACGGGCACGGGCACCCCGTTGCCGCCGTTGCCCGTGGCGAGCGCCTTCTGGGCCTGCTGGAGCTGCACGCTCACCCAGGCCGGGTCGGGCACCAGCAGCGTCATGTTCCGGGCGGTGATCGCCGCCGTTGCCGACTCGCGGGTGAAGCCGTCGTGGACCAGCTGCCCGATCCCCGACGCCTCGATCCGGGCGATCTCGGCGGCGTCGCGGGCGTCCTCGCGCAGGAACGCCACGTCCCGGTCGTCGTACCAGAGCCTCGAGTCGGCGGGGACCTGGAACAGCGCCGCCAGCGACCCGGCGGCGTTGCGCCACAGCGGCCGGAAGGTGATGTCGGCGGTGGAGCGCCGCGCCGAGCCGTAGTTCCCGGCGTTCAAGGACGAGCCCTGCATGCCCTCGGACAGCGGCACGATCGTCGGGTGGATCCCGCCGGCCGCCGCCAGCCGGGACTCCCCGGCGCCCTGGGTGACCTTGAAGTCCATCTGGCGCATGTCCGCGCCCACGACGGTCACGTCCGCGCCGCCGCCGGTGTAGAGCGTCTTGTAGGCGGTGTCGGTGCCCTTGTGGGCCGCGTCCATCTTCTCGACGAACTCGGTGAAGGCGTCCGGGCTGATCTCCCGGGGCAGGCTCACCGCGAGGTTGGGCGTGGCGGCGTTCTCGAACCACTTCAGCTTGTGGCGGGTCGCCTCGGTGTCGGCCTGGATCTCCCGCAGGACCGGGGTCAGCCACGACATCCCGCGGTAGGACGCCAGCGGGTCGGGCTTGGGCGCGAAGTGCGCGACCTCGCTCGGAAGGAACACCGCGGGCGTGCCGCCGAGCTTGCCGTCTTCGTAGTAGAAGTAGCCGACCTTGCGGTAGCCGACGCGGTTTCCCTCGGCGTCGTAGCGGTCGGCGAGCACGATCTCCACCCAATCGGGGCGCAGCCGTACCAGCTCGTCGTCCAGCAGCGTCCAGAAGCTGTTGCCGGCCAGGTCGGCGTCCAGCAGCATCCGCGCGAGCAGGTCCCCGGTCGTGCCGCCGGCCCAGGGATGCTCCAGCAGCGCCAGGTCCGCCGCGCCGTACAGATCCCCCGGGCGGCCGTTGCGCATCCGCTGGTACTGGAAGCGGGCCTCGGAGAACACGTCCACGCGCACGCGCTCGATCGCCCACACCACGGTGTTGCCGGCCAGGCCCGAGATCGCGTAGCCGGCGAACCCGTCGCCGATCGGCTCGGCCTTCTGCTCACCCCAGGAGGTGATGTAGCCCGGCTGGGAGCCGTAGGGCAGCAGGCCGGTGGCGAGGTACTGCTGCAGCCAGGGGGACAGCGCCGCGCGGCGCGCGTCCGCCGGCTTGGCGGCGCGGCGGGCGGTGACGCGCTCAAGCCACGCCGGCACGGCGGCGCTCCTCCGCTGGCCTCGCGGCGTCCTGCCAGCCGGTCACCAGCGCCGCGGCCGCCCACCCGAGCAGCACCCCGGCGACCAGCGCGGCCTTGCGGACGCCGAACGCCAGCGCGTACAGCGCGCCGACCGCGCAGGCGGCCACCAGCGGGCCCAGCCGCACCGGCCGGGCGCGGCGTCCGATGCGCTCCAACGGCACTCGGCCGGCAAGGTTGACCGCCATCCGCGGGACTCCTATCGCCATGCGACCAGCGGCTCGGCCGGCACCTCGGCGGGCGTGGCCGCCACGTCCAGCGCCATCACCGCCGCCACGGCCAGGTCGATCTTCCGGGGGCTGGACTTGGTGTCCTTGGTGATCCGGGACCCGCGGGCGTCCACCTTCACCACGCAGTTGTCCACGTGCCGCGCCAGCCGCGGATCGCCGGAGTGGGTGAGCGTGCGGTTGACCACGGCCTCGTAGAAGCGCTGCGTGGCCGGGACCATCCGCGCCGGGGACTGCGGGTACTCCACGACGGGGAGGCCCTCGTCCTCGAGCACCTGGTAGGTCCGCGCCCACCGGAACGGGTCACACACGATCGCCCGCACCTGCCAGCGCTTGCAGGCCGCCCGGATCGCGTCTTCCACCTGCGCGACGGGCACCCGCCAGTCCTCGCCCGCGGCCGGCGGGCGCTCCCAGCACGCCGCCACGTCCACATGCGGCCGCCCGCCCTGCTGGACCACGACCAGCGCGGTCGAGTCGTTGGAGAACGAGCCGTCGAAGCCGAGCACCACGCCCGCCAGGTCCGGAATCGGCCGGCGCTCGGCGCAGGCCGCCCACGCGCCCGGCGGCAGCCACGCCTCGGCGGTCGCCACCCACTGGTTGCAGCGCTTGGTGCGGAACTCGTTCTCCGGGGTGCGCAGCACCGACGAGGTGAAGTCCTCGGCGGCCACCAGGTCCGCGAAGCCGGGATTGGCCTGCCGCCACGTCCCCGGCTCCCGGTGGTCCAGGCCCGGGATCGCCGGCTCCCACCAGGCCATGAAGAACGACGGGTCGTCCAGCTCACCCGAGGCCACCCGCTGCCCGTACTGGTACAGGCCGTAGCACAGGCTGTCGCGGCCGGTCGTGTCGGAGCGGACCCCGGCGGTGGTGATGC